CGGAAGATGTCCAGAGGGAGTACATGGACAAGATGCGGTTCGCCCGCATGACCGATGAGAAGTATCCGCTTACCACGGATCAGAAGGTCAAGGTTGCTGCCGTCACTGGCATTACTGCTCCGATAACTGGAAATATCTTCGCAAAGGCTGGAACTACCATAGTTGGCGGTATATCTGGCCTTTTGGGCAAGCTCCCCGGACAGTTTGGCGATGCCTTCTCCGAAGTTCAGCGCGGCATGAGAACCCTAGCGAAGCCCGGTCAGGCTGTTGCCGCCTATGAGCGCCTTGATCCGCTCAAGCAGCAGCAGCTTGCCACGGGTTATGGGGTTCCCTCTGAAACTCCGAGCGGAACATCTGGAAACGCTGGTGTCGCGGGCATCCCAACGCAGGAACTTGGCGGCAAGAACTACCAGTACCAGACGGCATACTACCAGCCATATCAGTCATACCAGACGGAACCCGTTGAGCGCCGCCGCCGCAGGATTTCACAGTATGAGCGCTGGGATCGGGGCATCGGAATTCCATCTCCGGGCGACCCGAACTATAATGAATATCAGGAATATCTCGCGGCGGGTGAGTCCGACAGGTACGCATAATGGCAAAGAAAGACGCAATCGGGAACAACGTCCCGCTCTTCACCAAGAAGAGCCGGGGCCGGAACAAGCCGGTCCATAGGCGGGGTTCCAAAAAGCTAGGCCCGAAAGACCCCAACAGGGGCGACAGAGGCAAGCACTAAGATAGCGGGGAACGTGAGCATTTGGGCAGGCGGCTCCTGTAATCGGCGGTATGCCTCTTGGAGCGGGGCTCACACTTAGGATCAAAGATGACAACAAGCGGAACGACAACTTGGAACCCCGACATCGGGGAATTGGTCGAGGAAGCCTACGAGAGGGCTGGCCTTGAACTGCGTTCTGGCTATGACCTGAAGACTGCTCGGCGCAGCATGAACTTCCTCCTAGCGGAGTGGGCCAACAAGGGCCTTAACCTCTGGACTGTTCGTTCCGGCACCATTACTCTTGTGGCCGGTCAGAAGACCTACACGTCTGCCGACGGGCTCCCGGCTGACGCGATTGACTACATTGAGCATGTGTGCCGGACGAGCAGCGCCGGAATCAACACCGACATTTCCCTGAACAGGATCTCGGTGTCCACATACGCAAACATCCCGACCAAGGACCAGACTGGGCGTCCCTACCAGATCTATGTAAACAGGGCGACAAACTCGCCACAGATTACGCTCTGGCCGGTTCCGGACTCTAGCACCGTTTACACGCTCGCGTACTGGTATCTGAAGCGTATGGACGACGCGACGAACCCCGTAAGCCAGACGATTGAGATCCCATTCCGGTTCTACAATGCCCTCGTTGCCGGGCTGGCATATCACATTGCCTTGAAAAAGCCGGAAGCCGCCGATAGGGTTTCCATGCTGAAGGATCTCTACGACGAGGCGTTCCAGCTTGCCGCCGACGAGGACCGGGATCGCTCCAGCGACAGGTTCATCCCGTTTGTTGGATATGATTTCTGATGTCGTTCTATGCCTACATCCACTGTAAACCCGACGGAACGCCTTTCTATGTTGGCAAGGGCGACGAAACGCGGGTGTCGTTCAAGAAGCGTTACCACAACCGCCATCACATGAACATCCTGAACAAGTACGGCGAGGACAAGATCCTCGTGGGAAAGATGGAGTGTTCGACGGAGGATATCGCCTTCGACCTTGAGCGGGGCCTGATAAAAAGGCTTCGTAAAATGGGCGTTGGCATTGTAAACTTAACTGAGGGAGGCGACGGCACCAAGGGTGCAGTTCGGTCCCCCGAAGCCCGGGCAAGGATGGCCGCTGCCAAAATTGGCAATCAGTGGAATGTTGGCCGGAAATATTCACTTGCGACCAAGATCAAGAAATCTAGGTCGCTTGGAGGGTCTGCTGTCGAGTGCGAAAAGGACGGAATTGTCCTGCGTTTCCCGACGATCTCTGAAGCTTGCAAGTCCCTTGGTCTCGACCTACCAAATGTCGTTAACCACATGAACAGGAAGGTCAGGCGCAGATCTCGCGGCATAAAGGGCTGGCAGATACGGAGGGTTTCTGAATGAGCGTTCCGTATGCCAAAGGAAAACTTGCATTCGGTTTTTGTGATACATGCAACCAGAGGTATGACCTCCACGAGCTAAAGCCTCAAGTCGTCGCCGGTCGCGTCACAAACATCAAGAACTGCCCCTATTGCCTCGACAAGGATCAGCCTCAATATTTCGTCGGGCGTGTGCCGATCAACGATCCGCAAGCCCTCTACAATCCCCGGCCTGACACTGCACAGGTTGTCAGCCGCGAACTCTGGGGCTGGAACCCCGTAGGAAACCCCGCTGTTTACGGAACCGGACAGGTTGGCGTGATCGGCATTTATCTCAACGGGGTGCCGAGCCCCATCACTTACTCTGGAGAACTATAATGAAGAAGATGAAGCATGGCGGCAAGGCCCGTAAGTCTCACAAGCGTATGCAGGACGGCGGAATTGCCAGCTACGGTAGCGCGTCAAATCTGAAGCCGGGTATGCAGGCCCTTGCCTCAAGCGATGCCTATATGCGCAGGCCGGGGCGTGGCAATGAGGGAATGTATCGTCCAATTGGTCGCCCGGGCCGTGGCGGCGCAACAGGCTATCAGGCTGGCGGTGGAATGACATCTGACGCTGACTCCGCTCCTATGAATCGTGGCGGCGCTATGGGTCGCCCGGGTCGCGGTGGAGCAATGCCATCCATGGAAGTTCAGACAGCGCGTCTCCCGGGTCGGGGTAGCGCAATGTCTGCTGTGGAGCAGGTTCTTGGTTCGCGGGGTCGCCCGGGCCGTGGCGGTTCGTTCTCCGACAGTCAGGGCATCATCGGTGGGGCTATGGGCCTCCCTATCCGTGGCGGTGCCATGACTTCTGACGTTAATTCTGTTCCCATGAATCGTGGTGGCGCTATGGGCCGTCCGGGTCGTGGAAACGAGGGAATGTATCGTCCCATTGGCCGTCCCGGTCGGGGTGGTGCCATGGGCATTCAGACTGGTGGCGGCATGACATCCGACGCCAACTCCACGCCGATGGGCCGTGGTGGCTCTATTGGTGGTGCCACAGGCTATCAGGCTGGTGGCGGAATGACATCCGATGCCGACTCAGTTCCGATGGGTCGCGGCTTCCGCAAGGGCGGTGCTGTGAAGGCCAAGAAGAATATGCGTGGTGGCGGTCTCGCCCGTAAGGGTGTCGGCATGGCCCTCGCCAAGGGTGGACTTGCGAAGCGTGCCGGTGGTTGCGCGAAGCGCGGCGTTGGTCGCGGAAAGATGGTATAACATGGCAAAAGACAAGCCCACAAAAGAAGAGGCGGCGACAGGCGCAGCAGACATGATCTATGCGCTTAGTCAGGGCTTGGGCATGGGCACCCGTAGCCCCGGAAGGTTTGTTGATCTTCTCGGCGGCACGGGTCTTGCTGTTGCCGGTACAAATAGGGAGGGCCAGACAGGTGTCCTGATTGGCAACAAGTTTGTGCCGACAAGCCAGAATTACTACGAATCCCCGTACTCCCCCGGGGATTCATCGGATGATGAGGAAAAGCCTTCAGGCAAGCCGATCAAGGATATTGACCTTCCGATAAAGGTTGGCAGCAGATTGAAAGCTTCTGGAATGAAGGCTGGTGGCCTTGTCCGTGGTGCCGGTAAGGCTGAGCGCGGGCGCGGGCGCGGAAGGATGGTCTGATATGTCAAAGCCGATCAAGGCCCCAACAGAGCCGGGTAAGTTTGTCGGCCTTGGTCCGCTGGCCTTTGGTGTTCACAGAGATGGGACACCCGGAGTCATGTTTCATGGTCACTTTTTTGCGTGGCCGGACAGCATGTCCTCCGGAGACAAGGAAGACAAGCCGACAGCGAAGCCGATCAAGGACATCAACCTCCCTTTGAGCGACAAGGGGCCCGAAAAGCGCTCTGATTCGGAAGCCTACAAGCCGAAGGTTGGCAGCAGGTTGTCAAAGGACATGCGTTCCGGCGGAATGGTTCGTGGTTGTGGTTCCGCTCAGCGTGGGCTCACTCGCGGAAAAATCAAGTAAGAGGAAGAAATGAAGTACACGTACAGGAAGAAGATGGCGGAAGGCGGCAAGGTCGGCTACACCGCCAAGGAGCGCAAAAGTCTCCGTCGCCTTATCGAGGAGATGGCCGATCCTTATGCCGGTGACGTAACGGGCGGTAGCTCTGTCACCATCATCAAGAAGAGCAAAAAGAAGATGGCTGCTGGCGGCATTGTGAATGCTCCCGCTCGCTCTCATCGTGACATGCGGGCTGGTGCCGGTAGCGGTGTCGGTCGGCTTCAGAAGACCAAAATCCAGCGGGGTCGCTAAAATGCAGAAGCAGAACGCACGGCTCAAGGACCCGTCGGATGCCACCGTTGAAGGCGGCATGCGGCGCGGTGTAAACGTCGGGAACATGAAGATCCTGAAGAAGCCCATGAAGATGCGCGGCGGTGGTGCCGCGACGAAGGGTCTGAGGATCTCGGAGAAGCAGGGCTGATATGGCCTTCACGTATGCACAGCTTGTAGATGCGATCCACGGCTACCTTCAGGTAGACTCGAATGGTATCTCGACTACCGATATGGACACGATCATTCGGCAGGCCGAGCAGCGCATCTACTATGACGTGCAGATCCCGGTCCTCAAGAAGAACGTGACGGGCAACCTGACGGCGAACAATCGCTATCTCACGACCCCGACGGACTATCTGGCGACATACTCCATTGCCGTGAACAACAACGGCACATACGAGTATTTGCTCCCGAAGGAGGTTGCGTTTCTCCGTGAGGCGTATCC